ACCTTCCATGAGTAAGTGGCTGGGCACTTAATCTCATGGCATAACTATAGCATCCAACGAATGTATTTTCAACCATGCTCTGAAGTAGGCGTAATACACTCACTTTAGGCTCATGCTATCCGTTTAAACGGATGGATACGCGGGGAATATGAGTGTGTGCAGATAGTTCACTCCTACATATACGCTCACAATGTAAATCGGACATGCTTTTGAGCCGTAGTTTATTAAACGGAGGCGAACCTATGTATATATACTCCCATAATAATTTTCTGTTATATTTAATAGCCCCCTCAGAGTACTAAAAGTACTCCTCGGAGAGTGTGACTTACGTCACATTGTACGCTTAAGATACAGGGGTTCGGGGAAATACTTCCCCAACCCACTCGGAAAAGACCCGTTTGAACGGGTCTTCTATAGTATATATATATTATTACGGAGTCGCTCCGTTTAAGACTCCGCTCCTCCTATATATATAATATAATTTGAGTTTTTTTATCAAAATGCCCCCCTTATGCCGTTTATAAGGTACGTTAAATCGGCGTTACTAGATGGGACATAACATGGGTAGAAAAGCAGGAAAACAGACATACGGCAAGGAAGAAGCCCAGGCTAAAGTCCTGGCCCTCCTAGAGCAGGGTGCTACTATCACAGCCGCTATGGCTGCCGTAGACCGCCAGGATACCGCCTTCCGCCAGTGGTCAATGCAAGACCCAGACTTTAAGGAAGCATCAGATAAGGCCCGCCTTGCGGGTAAGGGCATTAAGGCTGATTTAGCCGATATGAAAGATATGCCCTTTCCAGAGTTCTCAGAAACCTTCCTAGGTTCTAAACTCTTTGACCATCAACTGGACTGGATTGACCTAATGGAGGGCAACACCCCCAGATGGCTACCGGCCGGTATGACCTACGAACTAGGTGACCCTAGTCGTGTCTTAATTAACGTGCCGCCCGAGCACGCCAAGTCGACAACGATTACGACTAACTACGTAACGTACAAAATTGTGACCAACCCTAACACTCGAGTGATTATCGTTTCTAAGACACAGGGTATGGCACGCAAGTTCCTAGGGGCTATTAAGACTAGGCTCTCACACCCAGGATATATGAAACTCCAGACGACCTTCGGTCCTAATGGAGGCTACAAGGCAGATGCTACACAGTGGTCTGCCGATATGATTTATCTAGGCACAGGCCGCGACTCTGGCGAAAAAGACCCTACGGTACAAGCACTGGGCTTTGGGTCCCAGATATACGGAGCAAGAGCAGACCTGATTATCTTAGATGACGTCGTAATGGGTTCTAACGCCCATGAGTGGGAAAAGCAAATTGAGTGGCTTCAGAAGGAAGTTATCACCCGTCTAGGACGGCATGGTAAACTTGTTATTGTAGGTACCCGAGTATCATCTGTAGACCTCTACAAGATGATTAGGGATGGCGGACAATGGACCGGCGGCAAGAGCCCCTTTACCTATTGTGCTATGCCAGCAGTTCTGCAGTTTGACGATAAGCCTGAGAACTGGAAAACGCTTTGGCCCGAAACGGACCAGCAAGAAAATGACCTAGACGAGGTTTTAGAAAATGGACTATATCCCAAGTGGGACGGACCTTCTCTCTTTAAGCGCCGCTCTGAGGTCGCCCCGTCTGTATGGGCAATGGTTTACCAGCAGGAAGACGTACAAGAAGACTCAATCTTCTCGCCTACCTGTATTGCAGGTTCAGTCAACGGAATGCGAAAGCGCGGACCGCTAAAGGCTGGAACCCCCGGACATCCCGCTCGCGTTGAAGGCTATACCATTATCGGTCTTGACCCTGCTATGGCAGGTGCTACAGGAGCCGTAGTTGCTACTTACAATCGAGCAGATGGGCGCATCTACATTCTAGACTGCGTTAACATGACTGACCCGAGTCCCGCAAAGATTCAATCTTTGATAGAGGAATGGGTTGAGAAGTATCGCCCACAGGAACTACGTATTGAAATTAACGCCCACCAGAAGGCGTATGCCTTAGATGATGACTTACGAGCATACTTAGCATCCTACGGATGCCAACTCAACTCACACTTTACCGGCAAGAATAAATGGGACACGTCTTTTGGTGTAGCGTCAATGTCGATGTTGTTTGGCAATACCAGAGATGGTCGTTTCCAGGATAACAACATTATTGAACTACCGAGCAACGAAGGCTCTGAGGGTCTTAAGACTCTGGTACAGGAACTTATTACCTGGAAGCCAGATACTAGGAACCCAACGGACTGCGTGATGGCTCTATGGTTTGCTATTATCCGCATACGTGAGATGATGCAGCAAAGCAGCAATGCGTCTAAGTGGATGCAGAACAGATGGACAACTCAGGCTCAAGCCTCAAGGCGACAAGCAATCAACTTAGATGAAGCATTTGCAGACCAATGGTCTGAAACATACGGATAGGAAACCAACATGGTAGCACCATTGATAGGCGCAGCCGCTGCTGCAGCCGCAAAACTAGTGGCAAAGAAACTTGCAAAAGAAGCAGCAAAGAAGGTCGCCAAGAAGGCAGTTGCCAAGGGTTCAGTTAAGAAAGCAACCCCGGTTCCTCCTAAAATGACTGGTCAGACCATTAAGATTAATACCAACCCTTCAAAGAGCGTTGTTAAGCCAGTAATGGTTACACCGAAAAAGTTATCTCCATCTGCTGAAAAATCTATTGCAGATATACGTAAAGCGCTTGGAACATCTAAGCCAGACCCCAAAGAACTGGCACGTAGATTAGCCCGCGAAAAGGCACTCGAAGCAGCACGCATCAGAAAACAAGGACGTAACACACGATGACATTAAGCATGGAACAAGTAGTAGCACGCGTTGAAGCGCTGCGCTACCGTAACCACGAACGAGATGCTCGTAACCTTGACGTGCTTGCAGTACGCAAGGGAAAGATTGCTCAGGTATATCCTAACTTCTTCCCAGAAGGCGTAGATGCCAACGTAGTTGCTAACTTTATTGATGTGGTAGCACGTGACCTTTCAGAGGTTATGGCACCACTTCCAGCAATCAACTGCTCTGCTGCTAACTCTGTTAGCGACAAGGCACGTAATTTTGCTGACAAACGTACCCGTATCGCTGCCAATTATTTCTCTCACTCTGACCTATCGGTACAGATGTACTCTGGTGCGGACTGGTACCTAACCTATGGTTTCGTTCCGTTCATGGTTGAACTGGACGAAGAAAGCAAGTTGCCGCGTATTCGCGTAGAAAATCCAATTGGGGCTTACCCAGAATTTGACCGCTACGGACGCTGTGTGGCATTTGCCAAGAGATACACGATGACACTTGGCGAACTGGTATCTCAGTTCCCAGAGTATGATACACAACTTCTTGGGCCGGATGGGTATAAGCAAGACCTCAATGCACAAATTGAGATGATTCGTTATTACGACAAAGACCAATCTATAATTTATGTACCACGTAGAAGTGATTTAGTTTTATCTCGCGCATTGAATCCAATGGGCAAGATGATGGTTGTCGTGGCGCGTAAGCCGTCTATTGACGGTGAGATGCGTGGACAATTCGACGACGTATTAGGTATTCAACTTCTCCGCAACCGTTTCGCCTTACTGGCAATGGAAGCAGCAGAGAAGAGTGTTCAGGCACCAATCGTATTACCCCAAGACGTACAAGAACTCCAGTTGGGTGGCGATGCAGTAATTCGCACCGCCAACCCAGCGGGCGTTCGTCGTGTCGAATTAAACATTCCACAAGGCGCGTTCACAGAAGGACAAATCCTTAACCAAGAACTTCGTGCAGGCACTCGTTATCCTGAAGGACGTACAGGAAACATTGATGCTAGCATCGTTACTGGTCAAGGCGTACAGGCACTTATGGGTGCCTTTGATACACAGGTTAAATCAGCACAGGCAATCTTTGCTTCCGCTCTACGCGATGTTGTTTCTCTCTGCTTTGAAGTAGACGAGCAAATCTTTTCAGAAGAAAAGACAATTCGTGGCGTAGACTCTGGAAGCCCGTACGAGATTACATACAAGCCATCTAAGGACATCAAAGGTGATTACTCAGCAGATGTTCGCTATGGCATGCTTGCCGGTCTTAACCCTGCACAGGGACTTATCTTTATGCTTCAAGCACTTGGCGGAGGACTTATCTCCAAGGATATGGCAATGCGTGAACTTCCGTTCACAGTTAATGTCACGCAAGAACTTGAAAAGATTGAAATCGAAAATATGCGGGCATCACTTCTTAGTGGCATTACTGCGATGGCTCAGGCTATCCCAACAATGGCTACACAAGGTGGAGACCCAGCATCTATCGTAACTAAAATTGCAGGAGTAATTTCTGCACGTCAAAAGGGTCAATCCCTTGAAGAGGCTATCTCAGACGTGTTTGCTCCACAGCAACCAGTTCCTCCTGCTGGGGCTGCAATTTCTCCTGTTGAGCAGCCGTCCCCTGTTCCAGGCGCGGCTCCAGTAGGAGGCTCTCCAACAGATATAGGTATGGCCCCACCAGCAGCACCACCAGATATTCAAACAATTTTATCTACCCTTAGTGGTAGTGGCAAAGCATCGGGACGAGTAACAACTAGGGGATAGCAATGACAACGCTAGTAGCGATACAAGGTGACGGTTGGTCGGTATTAGGATGTGATTCAAGACTCAGTGATGAGCATGGTCGCTTTCAGATTGCTAAAACACCTAAGATTGTAGAGAACAACACAGTACTTATTGCTGGTTGCGGTTCATCCCGTGCCAGTAACATACTACACTATGGCTATGTACAACCTAAGCCAACGGTTAGAGAAGAATTAAATACCTACATGACTACAAAGTTTATACCGCAAATGCGGAAACACTTTGTGGATGCTGGTATTGACATGAAAGAGGACGGCGATGTTGCGCAAATTGATGGTGGATTCATCATCTCAGTCAAAGGGCAAGTCTTTTCGGTTTCTGAAGATTACTCTTGGGATACTGATATTCGTAATGTATATGTTATGGGTAGTGGCGGAGATGTTGCCCTCGGTGCATTGGCAGCGTTGGGTGTGGAAAAAGTAAAAACTATCAATCAAGCAGAGACAATGATTCGTAAAGCAATTGCTATCGCAATTCAATATGACAATATGTGCTCTGAGCCAATTCATATATTTAGACAATACGCATAGGAGTAAACATGGGTGGACAAGGAAGCGGTGGCGCTAATGGCGGACCACAGTACAATCCAGCAAATGTTTCCGGTACTGGCGGAGCAGGGCAGAGCGGTAACTATACTGGCTTTGCATACGGACAAAATCAAGAATTAAATCAATCGCGTATTCAAGGCAATGACGCAATGGCAACAACAAAGGCGGCAGGCGTGACAACTTCACAAGGTCCTTACGAAGGCATTAACATGCCTCAACTAGGAACATTCTTTGACCCAACCAATAACCCATCTGAGCCAATTACAGCAGGTGTGGACTTTGGTCCTGGACCTGGCTCTGAAGCACTTCCATCAGGTTTCGGTGGGAATACTCTTCCAGATGAGAACGCAGAGATTATTAAAAACTATCTTCCCGATTTAGCATTTGCTGCTCAATCGAAAGATGCTCCAGATTCATTTAAGCGTTTTGTAAACTATCTTATTGAAACTAGTAAAGGATTAGATTCCAATGGCTGATGTGGCGTGGATGCCCGGTAGCCTTTTTGACAATATTGACAAGTTTGCAAACTCACTTGGATATCAAAATGCTGGCATTATCATGGAACTTTCAATGATGTCTTGGCCCTCACCGGAGGATAGAGATGCTTTCATTGTAGGTATTACTGGTGAAGATGCAAAAGGCGGAACCGAAAAAAATTATATTAAACGAAAATATTAGGGGGTAAGAATGGCTTCATGGGATTCATTCAAATCCACCCTTGGTGCAGTTGGTAAGAAACTTACAGGTGGCGGTTCTTACCTTAGCGAGGATGAGCAAAGAAAAGAAGAAGCGTTTACTTCAAATATAAGAAATGCTCTTAATGATGTAAATAAAAAGATTGAATCTCTTCCTGGGCCAAATGTGGGCAAGGCTGTAACTAAATTTTCAGCAGACCTTCTTCTTAAAGGTGCTGTTCAATTTAATGATAAAGTCTATTCCCCGCTTATTTCTCGCCCAATATCAACATTAGGATTATTGACCGATATAACATCTCCTCTTTATAAAAAGGGTGAGTTTGAAGAAGGTTTTCAATTCTCTGATATTAGGGCAGCATACAATCGCAGTGAGAAAGTTTCTGCTATGCAGGCTCTCACAAAATCAAATTTAATTCCATTTGTTAATCCTATATCTGCGGCAGTTCTTTCTGCTGGTAAAATTGATATTGATACTGTAGATTTATGGAATGATGAAAGCATTAAGAAGAATTTTGTCGACAATGCAGTTGGTCGCTGGTACACTGGTATTGGTGATTTTTTTGTAGGTAACAAAGGCATTGGTATTGCAGGTAAGGCTCTCAGTGCTGGTGTTAAGTCACTTGCAAAGCCTGCTGGTCTATACACTAAAGGCAAAAGCGTTGATGCACTAGCAGCGGATATGGAAAATGGCATCTTATATGCTAATACCAATGGCGCTCAAGGAGCACAGACCGTTTCAGGAAGTCACGCACTTTTACTTGCTGGCAGTAAAGACTGGGGTCTTATTGAAGGCCTAGTTACTAAATATAGCACCAATGAAAGACTTATTCCAATCATTCGTGAAGCATCAGATGCAAGCGTTGTTAAAGATATTTTGCTTGCAGACAAAGGTAATATTCCGGCTTTACAACGTTTATCCGCAACATCTAGTGATAAACTATTTGATATTGCTGATGTTAAGGCACAGATACGTAATCAAGCAATTCAAAACGGAATGTTCCCAACGCCAACTGGTGTTGGTGCAGTAAGATTGAAAAAAGCATTTGATGATGCTATCAATAGTGACCCACAATTTGTAAAAATTAGAGATGCATTCTTTGACCCAAAGGGCGACCAACTTGTAGGCGGAAAAGCATTTATGCCTATCGAGCCAGTTGTTGGTGCGTCTGCAATAATTAAAACACAAAACGCAATTCGTGCAGCAAAAACAAAAATTCGCAGTCGTGATTATGAACTCCCTAAGAACGCTTTTTTTGAAACAAAAATAGGCGAAACCGCTGGTGGATTGGTATTACGTGGAGTTCGCCTTGCTGCTCGAGGAACAGAATCACTTCCCGCTGGGTTCGTATCCCTATCAGGTATGCGACCAATGCAGGCACGCGTAGAACTTACTGGGTTCCTCAACAATATGAAGATGTTTAGAGATGGTGCAAAAGAAATTGAGACTGCACCTAAAGTATTTGAAAAGGTTTCAGTTGTTCGCGCTCGCCTAGAAGACGAATATATGAGTACTCTTGGCAAGGGCTCAGTTGCACAGGTAGAAGCACTTGAGTCAATTGATGCCAAAGTTGGACGCATGCTTGCATACAAAGCAAGAATATATGATGAAAAAGCAATTGACGCATACGTAGCAAAATTCCAAATGAACGTAAGCAAGGGAATGCAATCTGTTAAAGAAAACGGATTTGGCATCGGTTATGATGGAAACGTCACACTTGTTGAGCCTCAGACGCTGCGTCAATTTGCAGAATCTTATCGTTTTACCCCTTGGGATGACATTGAGACCCAACTTGATATTGAGGCAGCAAAGGGATTTACCAAGACTGGCAGAATTACCAATCGTGCCACAAGAGACATATTTGGTGAACTAAACAAGGTTTGGACATTTGACGTTCTTGCCCGTCCTTCATATGCATTTAAGCAGTCATTGTTTGAGCCAATTATTAGCGTTGGTCTATCACAGGGCATTAGTTTTGTCTATCAGGATATTTTCAAACAAGGAATCAAAAGAGCATCCTTTAACTTTTACAACTGGTCTAATGACCAAGTTAGAAAAAAAGTTATCAACCGCTCCGAATATAAGGCTGTTGCTACAAACGTATCAGATAAATCTGTCATATTACAGCAGTCTATTGCTGCTAAAATTACAGCAGAGGTATCTGTTAATGACTTGCTTAAGAATGCATCTCCTGCAACAAGGTCACAGCATCTATCTGCTGCTAGAAAAGAACTCAAGGCTATTGAGGAAATTGTCGACAAGATAGAATTAGACCTACGCGACGCAATGGTTCCTTATGGTATTACAGAGGCTGTTCCAAGTATGGCTACGCTAGAACGTAGACTTGCATATCTTGATGCCAACCCTGGGATTACCAAAAAGACTGCAGAAGTCAAGAAGGCCAAAGCAGCAATCAAGAACTACAAAACAATAGTTAGCAAAATGGCTACTAATAAAAAAGTAATTCAAGATGCTGATAACGCAGTTCAAAAAGCATACGTTGATATTGATAACGCAGTTAAAGAACTTGGCGAAGCCAGAGTTAAGCAGGCAGATGTATTTGGTAAAAGCGCAAAGTTTAAGAAGCGTTATTACTCAAAGGAAAAGCATACCATTATCCTTAATGGGACCCAGCACCATATTGATTCTTTTATCCAAGAACAAACCGATGGCAGCCCAAGCAACTTTACTTCAGCGGTACGAGCAGAAACACAGAATGCTAGAACACAGCAAATCAACTTTTCTGGAGAAATGTCTGTTGCTGCAAATGTTGCTGCAATTAAGCGCAAGATTCCTATGTCAAAGATTGGCATTGCAGACGAGAACTATTTTGAAGAGTTAGCGGATATTGCTAACCGCCAGTATCGTGGCGAGCCTCTTATGGATTTAATCTTTGCTGAAACTTCAATAAAAGATATTCTAAAATGGAGCAAAACTTCAGAAGGAACATCATATCTTAAGGCATTTGGAATTGTAAATGAGAAACAAATCCCTTCCTACCTTGCTGAAAAGGTTGAACTTGTCAAGCGCATGTACCCATCCTATGAGGCCAGAGCCGCAATCCGCAAGGGTGAAGTAACCTCACAGCAACTAGAGAACCTTCTTGCTCCTTATACTAATGAATTATATGATATTATTCCATCTAACCACAACTACGAAGCATTAACATTTGGTGTAAGTGGCGTTGCTAGCGCAACCCAGGGATACAACAAAATGATGACTAAGGTAATGACTACACTTGCAAGTGTGGAAAACCCTGTTCGTGGTGCATTGTTTGATAAGTTAGCAACCGAAAATGTTGCACGACGAGCAGCGTATCTAATGGAGCAGGGTGTCGAGATGACAACCACCCAGTATAATGCTTTACGTCAAGCAGCGGGCCGCGAGGCTTTGCAGGAGATGGAAAAGACTCTTTATACAATCAATAACCCTAATCGTCTCATTAACTCACTACGTGGAGTTATTGCATTCCCAGGGGCGAATGCTAACGCATTCTTGCGCTACGGCCGTCTTGCAGCAAAGAACCCAGTTCGTGCAGCAAACCTAGTATCTAACTACGGGCGCACATATACAACATTTGGTGTAGATGAGTATGGTAACCCAACGGATGACATCAACAAGATGAGTCACCTTGTTATACCAGGCACTAAGGATTTAGGGTTAGGCTCAAGAGGAGAAGGAATTAAACTTAGTGCTCAGTCATTAGGATTTCTTATTAACCGCCCCGGACCATCATTTGCCACAAGCATCTCAGTGGGAACAGTTATGCAAAAGTTTCACAAGTCTGAAGCAGAATTTGAAGACTTGATGACCATAGGTGGAACTAACTGGTACAAGGTTATTTTCCCTTATGGGCCACCAACATCAGTAAGAGATGTTTATAGCCCACCTTGGGTAAAGAACATAGTCAACTCTGGGCCAGAATGGCAGAGAGAACTTGCTAGTAAAATATTTGGTCAAAGCGGACAGAGAGATTACCTGAGTTCATGGAAATCTGTTTACAACTACAATGCAATGTTAGTTGAAATGGGAATCCAGGATGATATGCCATCTGATGCGGAAATAGAAAAGCAAGTAAAAGGCCTGTTCCGTGCTAAGTTTTGGTCTACATTTGCATCACCGTATGCTGGTATTCCTTACAAGATAGATAATACGCCAATGGCACTTACTTCAAACTTGTATTATAAGTTAATTGAGAAGTATGGCCCTAATGGTCAGGGCATGTCTAATCAAGATGCACGTGATGCCGCTGGCGAAGAGATGCTTTCTCTGCTTGGACCTAACTTTATGCTTGATAGAGTAACATACACTGGTTCATCTAAGAATCTTAATATACCTGCAACAAGCGAAGCATACGCTCGGGTATTTGAAGATAACGATGACCTAGTTGGTCGCCTTGCTAATATTGAGCCAGGTGAAATTGGACTAGTTGGATTACTTACTGCGGACATAGATTACGACCCATCAAAGCAGTCAAACAACATCCTTGCACTTCTTGCCAGCCCGGGTAAAACACTCCCAGGAACAAGCAAGAATCTCAATGAACTTAAGATGACTCCTCAAGAGATTGAGACAGAGCGCATTAAGCAGCGCACTTGGAATCAATATATGGCAGTTAAGGAAGCGCTAGAGGCTAAGATTACTGATGGTAGGACGCTACGCGCCCACCCAGAACTTAAGGCAGTACTAGACAATCTTGCTGTATCATCATTCAAAGACCAAAGTCAAGCATGGTTTGACCAGTATCAACTTGCTCAAAGCGGAGATACTTCTTATAAGTATGCTAGAGCGCTTACTGAAATTACCAATGACAAGAAGTTTATGGACAAGAATGGCAAGAATCAACTTTGGGTAGACACTAAAGAGTTCTTAGATTCCC